TCACCACCGGAGGGGAAAAGATAGACAGCATTAAGGTAAACATTAATGGCTGAACTCGAAATCGACACCATACAGGCGTTTGCACCATTGTTTAAGCCGTCGCATGATGGTTACAACAATAGGTACAAGGTTTTTTATGGCGGCAGGGGTGGTCGTAAATCATGGGAGGTTGCCCGGAGTTTAATCATTAAGGCTTCACAAGAAAAGAAGCTGGTACTTTGCACGCGTGAAATACAGAACTCCATATCTGACTCGGTTCTCAGGCTCCTGGAAACGCAAATAGAGATGTTAGGGCTTAGATGGTTCTTTGACGTACAGCGCACAACTATCATCGGCAGAAACGGCTCGGAGTTTATTTTTAAGGGCCTTAATAACATGACCATTGACAGCATTAAGTCACTTGAGGGTGCTGACATATGTTGGGTAGAGGAGGCGCACAGTGTTTCAGATCGAAGCTGGTCTATTTTGATCCCTACGATAAGGAAGGAAAACAGCGAAATAAACATAACATTTAATCCTGATTTAATTGACGACCCTGTTTATACGAGGTTTGTGGTCAACACCCCCGACAACTGTTATTTAGCAAAGGTTAGTTATTTAGACAACCCCGACTGCCCTCAGACAATTATGGATGAGGCCGAGTATTTGAAGCGTGTAGACTATGAGGCCTATGCGCATATTTATTTGGGAGAGGTAAGGGCGCATTCAGACGCGCAGGTGTTTAAAGATAAATACAGGATTGAATCATTCGAGGTGGATCACAAGTTTGGCGACCCACTGATAGGCGCCGACTGGGGTTTTTCTGTTGACCCTACGGCTGTTATTAAGATATATATAAAAGAACGAAGGCTATATATAAGAAACGAGGCATACAAGGTGCAATGCGAGGTTGACGACACACCCGCCCTGTTTGAACGCGTCCCCGATGCTAAAAAATACAGGATAAGGGCCGACAACGCCCGCCCTGAGTTAATCAGTTATATGAAGCGAAAAGGGTTTAATATTATTGATGCCGAGAAATGGCCCGGATGCCCAGAAGACAGGGTCGCGTTCATGCGTAATTTTGAGGAGATAATTATCCACCCCGATTGTAAACATACAGCAGAGGAGATGAGGCTTTACTCATATAAGACCGACAAGAGGACAGGTGATGTATTGCCGGAGCTTTTAAAGAAAAACGACCATTGCATTGACGCAATAGGTTATGCCATAACACCGCTTATCCGTCGCGGTAAAACAGTAAGGATGCTATGACAGAGATTAGTGCTTACAACGCAATATTGGGCCGTGCTGCATTTGCCGCTAAATTAGGTATGCAGTTTGGTGGCGAAAGGGATATTTACCAGGCATTGGGTTACTCAAAAGACCTTACCTTTGCCGACTTTTATGCCCAGTATGAGAGGCATGACATTGCAGCGGCCATTGTTGACAGGCCAGTAGATGCTACATGGAGAGGCCCACTTGAACTATTGGAGCCAGCCAATAAAAACGAAACCAAACTTGAGAAGGCATGGCACGACCTTGAGCGTAGGCTAAAGTTAAAGTCGCGGCTGGTAAGGCTGGACAAGCTGACATCTTTAGGGCATTACGGAGTGCTGTTACTAGGGCTTTCTGATATAAGCACAAAGACAGATTATATGATACCCGTTGAGGGTAACGTGGAGCTGTTGTATGTAAAGCCACTTGGCGAGGGGTCAGCAAAGATAAACTCCTACGAAGATAACCCCGCTGATGAACGTTATGGAATGCCAAAGTATTACGACATTACCGTAGCGGACAAATCACAGAAGTCCACCAGTCAGTTACTGGTTCACCACTCAAGGGTTCTACACGTCACGGCGGATCTTTTGGAATCAGAAGAAAAGGGCATCCCTGTTTTAAAAAAGGTATTCAACAGGTTGCAAGACCTTGAAAAGATAGTAGGTGGCAGTGCCGAGATGTATTGGAAGGGAGCGCGGCCAGGGTATGCCGGAAAGATGGATAAAGACGCTGCCACGATTGACAAAGACCTGGAAAAAGAACTAAAAGACCAAATCACAGAGTACGACCATGGCTTAAGAAGGTTTTTAGTCGCCGAGGGGCTGAACCTTGAGAGCTTGGCGCAGCAGATTGCTGACCCGTCTAACCATGTGGATGTGCAGATACAGATGATTTCAGCCATAACGGGGATACCTAAAAGGATATTAACAGGGTCGGAGCGTGGAGAGCTGGCCAGCAGCCAGGATAAAGAGCGGTGGCTTGAGATGATTTACGACCGCAGGCAGGAATATGCAGAAGCATCTATTATATATCCTCTTGTGGAGCGACTGATGAAATATGGCATCCTGCCAGAATCAGAAAACTATTATGTAAAGTGGAGAGAACTTTTTAGCATAAGTGAGCAGGAGCAGGTGGATATCGGGGCAAAAAGAGCAGGTGCGCTTAAGGAATATATGCAGAATCCGATGGCTGAGAGTATTGTTCCCCCTGATGCGTTCATTGAATACTTTTTGGGGCTTACGGAGGAACAAAAGGAACTTATAAAACAAATGCAAACCACGGCGACAGATGAAGACCAAGAACTTTGAGCAGTTCAGAAAAGAGTTGGCTGATGCCATTGATGATGCTTTGATTGTTGATGAGGTAGGTGACTATAATTTCAGCGTAGAGGATGCAGTGGAGAGGGTACTTGATGTTTTGGAAGATAACTACATGCTAACATTCACTAATGACTGTTGACGTTTATACAGGCACAAAGGGCTATGACCCGACACGTACTACTCACCTAAGAAATAGGTTTGTGGGTGGCTTACGTAAACGCTTTAGGGCTTTGCGTGGGCTTATCCGTGAGGTCATTGTAGAGGATGAGGTGTTTGGTGTAAACCAGCCCTTCACCTCGCTGAGTAAGCCGGGGCGCAGGGCGTTTGCCTTTGAAAGATCAGGAAAAAAGGTGGGTGCTTTCATGGGTTGGCTAAACGCTCAAGCAGAGGCCGGTATTCTTGAGACGCGAAAAATAGCACAGGTGGGGCAAGGCGTTGAGGCGGCATGGACAAACATATATATAAACGACAGCTACAAAAGAGGCGTTCAAAGGGCTACATACGAACTGCGCAATGCAGGGTACAACGTTCCGGGTATTGACGAGCGCGGCGGCATTGACGCGGTGATGAACCAGCCTTTTCATGCTGACAGGGTAGGGCTGCTGTACACGCGAACCTTTAGCGACCTTAAAGGTATCACAGAGGCGATGGATGGTCAGATAAGCAGGGTATTATCACAAAGCATGGCTGATGGTGATGGGCCGAGAGAGATCGCCAGAAGGCTAAACAGGGTAATATCGGGGCCATCGGGAGACCTGGGGCTGACCGATACACTAGGAAGGTTTATTCCTGCCGAGCGCAGGGCTGTGATGCTTGCCCGAACGGAGATAATAAGGGCGCACCACTTAGCCACGGTTCAGGAGTACCGTAACTGGGAGGCTGAAGGTGTCAGGGTGCGTGCTGAGTGGCAAACGGCGGGGGATGATAGGGTTTGCCCTGACTGTTTAGATTTAGAAAATAGTATCTATACACTTGACCAGATAGAGGGTATGATACCGCTTCACCCACAGTGTAGGTGTATTGCATTGCCAGTAAAAATAAAGGACAGATAACATGGAGCAGCTAACAAGTTATTCACTAAAGGACTACACCTTAAGGACGGAGCATCAGGACGGAAAGAAATACCTGGTAGCACCCGTCGTAATGATGGTAGAGGGTGTGCATAATGGCAGCCGGGGGCCGCTGTTTCACCCTATTTCGGAGTTAGGAAAAGACCCGCAGACATGGGAAGGTATGCCTGTTACGGTACACCACCCGCAGGAGGGCGGTAAATTCGTTTCCGCTAACGACAACCATGCCGTAGGCAAGGTGTCGGCCCCGAAGGTAGAGGACAGAAAACTTAAAGCCGAGGCGTGGCTGGATGAACAAAAACTTATCGCAGCATCACCTCAGGCATATCAGCATATCATTGAAGGCCGCCCTATTGAGGTTAGTATAGGGGTCTTTACCGAGGAGGTGGAGATGGCAGGAGTATGGAATGATGAACAATACAGTGCTATTGCCCGTAACCACAGGCCCGATCATTTGGCGTTGCTGCCCGGCGACGTAGGGGCGTGTTCATGGCAGGACGGGTGCGGCATCAGAGTGAATGTGGAGAAAAGCAGGGAAGAAGTTATGAACCAAAAAAATGAAAAAGTTATGAGCGACAACAAATCGCCCTGTTTCATGAAGAAGGTGGAGAAGCTGATAGCCAATGAGCAGACGCAATTCACCACAGATGACAGGGATTGGCTGATGGAGCAAGACGAGGCGGTTTTAAACAAGTTAGAGCCGATCGAAATGCAGCCAAGTGTAAACAAAGAGCAGGCTATTGAGGCGTTGAAGGAATCGCTCTCCACGGCAGAAGATTACCTTAACCTGATGCCACAGGAGATGAAGTCCCAGATGCAGTCGGGCCTTGAGCTGTATAACGATCACCGTGATCAGCTTATTGCCAATATCAAAAAGAACACCGACGCATGGGAGGATGGCGAGCTTGAAGCGCAAGATACGGCTATGCTTGAAAAGATTTCCAAAACAACCAAAAAGGCAGATTACAGTGCGATGAGCGCTAACAACAGCAAGCCCGAAGTGGAGCCGCTGTTTCCTGCCGGAATTAACGTGAAATGAAAGGAGGACAAAAATGAGTAACACAATCAGATTGAAAAATTACCTGAATGTCTTTGAAGAGATGGTGGCCGCAGGTGCAATCACTCCCGGACATCTGGTAGAGATGGATTCAGACGGAAAAGCCGCTGTCCACAGTGATGAAAACCAGAACGCACTGCCTATGTTCGCCCTTGAAGATGAACTACAGGGCAACAAAATTACTGATGCGTATGCTGCAAACGACCAGGTACAGGTGTGGATTCCCACGCGTGGCGACCAGGTTTATGCTATTTTGGCCGAAGATGAGAATGTTGCTATCGGTGATTTTCTTTCCAGCGCGGGCGACGGCACGCTTAAGAAGCACGTCGAGGACGCAGACAGCGCAGGGCTGCTTACCGTTTATGGAAAGCAGATCGTTGGACAGGCCCTTGAAGCGGTTACCGCGACAGGTGACACAGCAAGAATTAAAATAAGAATTGTATAAAGAAAGGAGGAAGTTATGAGTGATGCAAATATGGATTTCACCAATGGACAAAGCTCACAGGGGCCTGTGGCAAACATGCTGGCTAACAGCGGCAAGATTGACCCCGGCTCGATGAGGCCATATATCGGTGAAGATGGAAGGGCTTACATGACCACTTACAAAGGTGGCGACCCTAAGAAAGCAGAAAGTTACCAGACGGTACAGGTTAACAGTGGGACGCTGCGCCGGGACGAGTGGAAGCAACTTGACGATGCTGTTGTGGGTGTTGCTGAAACGCGCCTTAACGGTATTAACGACCTGGTAGAAAAGGGGTTGGTTTACAACCTGGGGAATGCTATGGGGACGACTGTACTGGAATCCCATGACATCAGCGACAGCCTGGAGGCCGACCTGACAATGGACGGTATCACGAGGGCGCGTAACGACAGGGTTAACTACTCTACCAACTATCTGCCTGTGCCGATTATCCATGTGGACTATGAGATCAACGCAAGGGTACTTGCCGCGAGCCGTAACATGGGTAATGCACTTGACACCACACAGGCCGAGCGCGCTTCCAGGAAGGTATCTGAAAGGCTTGAGAAGATGCTGTTTACTAATGAAACATACACTTTTGGCGGGGGTAGCATTTACAGCTACGTGAACTTCCCTGATAAAAATGATGTTTCATTGGCTAAGTCATGGGACGATAGCTCTACCACCGCAGCAGAGGTTTTGGCTGACGTTATCGCGCTTAAGCAAAAGTCTATCGACGAGCTTCATTATGGCCCGTGGATGATCTATGTACCTACTGCTTATGAAACCAAGCTCGATGAGGATTATGACGTTTCCGGTGAATCTACACAGACCATCCGTGAGCGCATCCTTAAGATTGGCGGCATTCAGGGTATCAAAGTTGTTGATACGTTGCCGGACGATCATGTTGTGTTTGTGCAGATGACCCCCGACGTTGTAAGGCTTGTGCGCGGCATGGGCATTCAGAACGTTGAATGGCAGCAGGAAGGTAACATGATTACCAAATACAAGGTTATGACTATTCAAGTGCCACAGATTCGCTCAGACTATAACGGCAAGAGCGGTATTACTTTGCTGGCATAGATTAATCACAAATCACTAACCATGTGGTTTTAATTTTTATCGCTATGAAATGGAAAAAACTAACCAGAGGTAGCTTAACCCTAAAGGACGGTAGGACGTTCTATCAGGGGGACGAATTTGAGTGTGACGAAAAGGATATATCCAGGGCCTTTAGGCCCACCCTTGAGTTAATAGAGGGTGAAGAGATCGGCCACGATTACGATATTGTCCAACGCAAAAAGGGATGGTTTGACGTAGAAAAGGACGGGGTAAGGTTAAACGACAAAGCCCTGAGAAAGACAGAGATTGATGACTTTATAAAGACGCTATGAAGATAGTATGCTTTAAGTGGAACCATACCGGAGGGTATAAGTTACCCTCTTTAAATGCTATCGGCCAGTACACGGCGCAGCATGTCAACAACCTGTACCGATCAGTTCAAAAGCATACCACCATACCGCATGAGTTTATCTGTATTACGGATGACCCCGAAGGCATAGAGTGCCGGACAATTCCTTTATGGGATAAATGCAGAGAGCTTGGAGGTTGTTATAACAGGCTTTATGTCTTCTCATCGGACATGAAAGAGTTAATCGGTGACAGGTTTTTATGTATTGACCTTGACTGTGTCGTTACCGGGTCACTTGACGAACTACTCTCACGCGACGAGGACTTTATTATTAATAAGTTCTACGGCGTGGCAAAAGAGCAGTATTACAATGGTGGGCTGTT